CCAAATCTTTGTACAGCAGCAGAAGAACCAAATTGAAAAATAGTCTGATTACTACTCAAACTATTTACATTAACCCAAGCGGATATAGTTCTTGTATTAGCACCGCTAATGCCTAAATTTGGCAAATCTATATTACTACTGCTCCCATTAAATATCCCACCTCTATTTATATACCCTCCTATACGTTGAGTACTTGGTCTGTTACCTGTATAGAGTACAGTGTTAAAGTGTTCTGATGGAGTGAATACTTCTGCTGCATCTGCAACTTTAGGAAAAAACTTCTTATTTAAAGCCATATTATAAACTTATATCATACTCTATTACTTGTGCCTTTGTGGTCTTTGCGTTTATCTCACCTTCTTTAGTTTCTACGGTTGTCCTTATTGCCGCTCTAGCATCTGTTATAGCTGAATCAGTAGTATTTCCTAATTCAGTATCTCTTATAATGACCCAATCTGTTTTTGATAGTTCAGAATTAGCAGATGATTTTAAGTTTGCAATCTTTTGTTCTTTTAGTTCGGCTACTGTTTGCGACCAAGTCTTATTAGTCTTTGGGTAAGTAAACTGTGTGTTAGCACTATCCCAAAATATTTCTCCTAAATCGTGGATTTGTGAGTTATAACCATCTGGTAATACTACATCAAACAAACCTTCTGCCTTTTGCTCGCCTCTAGTTAGTTGGTCAAAGCCACCTAAATACTCTTTCTGTGAGCCTTTAAATGCTTTAGGTACTGATTGATATACTTGTATCGTTCCGTTTCTATTTATTGCGTATGCCATAATTAAGATGCTATTTGTGAGATTTGATACCACGCTTCTGACGTAGATATAAATTTAAACTCAATTAGATTTTTAGTTGAACTCGTATCATCATAAGTGCCTGCTAATTTATTGAAAGTACCTGATGAGCCATTAATATTCCCAAGCGCTAGCGTATATGAAGAACCGCCACCAGTAACTATTATAGTACAAGTTGAACCGATTTTAACATTTGTAAATGCTATTGTGGTAGAATGTCCTGCTGTCCAAGTAAATACATCAGCAGCAGAAGTGTCTATAGTAATTGCAGTTGCTGAAGTTACAGCACTACTAGCAGTATATCTATTTGCTAATTGGTCGTGTCCAATAGCATCGTTTGCTATTACGTCTCCTGTTACTTTTGTTATCGCCATATCTTATTTTTTACAAATTTACGAAAGTTTTATATGAGTTACTTCTATATTATTAGTGCCTGTTTGTGGTGCGGTTGTAAAGGTCAAAGTAGTGCCGCTTGTTGAGTAATTTGATTTTGACTGATAAACTCCGTCTATATAAATTTGAAGATTATTTTTATTGGCTGGCTCAGTTGTTAATGTAAATGTAGTATCCGAACCATCCCCATTAAAAGTATCTATTTCTATACTAGGAGTTCCGCCTATAGCCACAGCGTGCGTAACCTCAATATTATCTGTACCTGTAGCTGGTGCTGTTGAAAATGTTAATGTCGTCCCACTTGTAGAATAATTACTTTTAGACTGGTAGACTCCATCTATATAGATTTGAAGATTATTTTCGTTTGCTATAGTATTGCTTAAATTAAAAGCTACTGTAGAACCGTCTCCATCAAAACTCTCTACGTTTATTGTAGTAGAACCTCCAACAGCTGTACCATTAGACGCTGATGTAATCCTGCCTTGAGCATCAACAGTTATGTCAGCAGTTGTATAACTGCCAGCAGTAACTGCTGTATTAGCTAGTTTGTCTGCGGTTATAGCGTCATCTATTACTTTATCAGTAGTTACCGCATTATTAGCAATAGTTAAAGCCGTTGAACCTGTTACATCACCTGTATGAGTTGCGTTAGTTACTTTAGCTGTATTTGCTGCAATCGCCGTATTTATTGAATTTGCTAATTTATCTGTAGTAACCGCGTCGTCGTTTATCATTGAAGTTTCTACAGCACTTGCTCCAATGGTAGTAACACCAGCACTACTAATAGTAACGTCTCCAGTTACACTAACATTATTAAAATCAGTACCATTAGAAACTAAAATATCGCCACTAGTTGCGGCGCTTAAATTGTCATCAAACTGGTCAAGTTTTGGAGGAGTTACTGCATTAGCTTGAATTGCGCTTGTATCAATATCAGCACTAAAAGTAGTGCCAGTAATATCAATACCAGTTCCAGCTGTTATTGCTAGATTAGCAAAAGCGTTAGCTTTTTGAGTTGTAGTTAGATTTTGGTTGTTTACGTCAATTCTAAGCCTATTACCTAAAGCAGTTGTAACGGTTGTGCTAAAGTTAGCGTCGTCTCCTAAAGCCGCTGCCAATTCGTTAAGGGTGTTTAAAGCAGTTGGAGAATTATCTATAAGGTCTGCTATTTCGTCGTCTACATAGTCTTTAACCGCTGCATTTGTAGGCACGTTAGAGTCTGAGTCATTAGAACTTATACCAGAAGACTCTGGAGTTAAAGTTACAATAGCACCATTAGCTAAAAGTAGTTGTGTTGAGGTTCCTCCAGTTTTTATAATACTAGCTCCAGTAATATCACCGTCGGCTGTTAAGTCTCCAGTATTATTTATAGAAATATTAATATCATTACCTAAACCGTCTGTAAGTTCTATGTTAGATGACCCAACAGATGAATTATCTGATGTTTTTATTAAGCCATCATAAGTATCTTTTATTTTAGTTCCGCTTAAGCTAGTACCCATACCTAAATTTTATACAAATTTACAAATTAAATTTCGTTCCAATTCTTGTCTTCAGCGTTCCAGTTTTTGTCTCTGGTTTGCCAGAAATTTTTATTTTTCTTTAAGACTTTTTTTCTATAGCGACCAGCTTTTGGTCTTAATGTGCCTCCAGCGCCTATCATTGTGGAACGTGGCGCAAATAGCAAATAATATGCCCTTTAGTTAACGTAATATCGGTAAAGTTGCCGTATATAATTTGCCCATCTAGTAGGTCGTAATCAGTTAGCGTAGTGTCTCCAGCTGGAGTATCATTAGTACCGCTAAAAGTTGCTGAGGTTATGCACTCAATCATACAGAAATATTCACCGCTAACCGTAGTAAGGTTATCAGTTCCTTTAATAAGCGTACGCATTCCAAAGTCGCCAAATGACATTCTTTGAAAGTTGTTAGTTGAATATAAATCTTTAGTAGCCATAACTATTTCTTTTTAGCTGGTTTATTTTTCCCTTGTTTTTGCGCTCTAGTGCAATGGCTATATTTACCTCTACGGTTTAACGCTTTGCCCATTACTTTGTTTTATCTTTTAGTTTTTCAAAAGTCCTTAAACCACCTAGCCCTAGCATACCCATTAGGACAGTAAAAAGGCTGTTAGTGTCAAACTCAATAACTTTTATATCAGTATAAGCTAACAGCAAAGGCATTACAATATAATGAAAAGCAAAAGCAATACCACAAACCCAACCTATAAAAGGACGCCATCCAGCGACAAACATACTCCTATGCTGAGCCTCTACCTTATTAATCTCTGCTTGGAGTTCTATTAGGCGCTGAGGGTCTAACTCTTTGCCTTTAATAGCCTCTCTAATATCTAGCGCTAAACCACCTAAATTAGAGTTACCGTTTTTACCCTTGCCTAATAAACCTAGTAAAAAATTAATCATATTTTAAAGTATTTCCAACTGTACCGCTAACTATAGAGCCAAACAACGTCTGGGTCTTTAGTTTCTGAGGTGTCGCAATGTATGAACGTACGTCCAATTCCAAGCCTATGTATCCCAGCGTCAAGGAGTGCCTTTGTAATAATAAAGCGCTCTCTTGAGTTTGTGCAATGTATATCTGCGGCTTTACCCTCAATATGGGCTGAGTTTGGTTTTGAGTTTGGTAACGAGTCATTATGGGCTTTAGTTCTGAATCCAGAATTAATTTTAAAGCTAATCCCAGCCAAATCACGAGCCAAGTCAAGTTTACTAAGAAAGTCTGAATCCATTTTAGACCCAGAGCCTTTTTCAGAGGGACAGTCAAATTCATTAAGGGTAAAATATTTTAATGCCATTTTTATATTTTCTCTATTCTGTTAGATATTTCGATTATAGCCCTAAAATAGGTCTTGTCTTGTAGGTCATCTTCAAAATATGTAGTATTCTCATTTGTGCAAGTGTAAACTTTGAAACCGTCGCTGCTTAGGTCGTAATAACCAGAGCTACGAGTTCTAATAAGATTAAGCACTTCTGAAACTATTTGATTACTCTGCAACTCTCCGCCGTCGTCTGAAGTAAAAGCCGTTACTACCTCTATTTTAGTTATACATTCTGTATTAAAGCTAGTTGTATTATTGTCTATTTCGTTATTGCTAATAGAACTAACTTTTATATATGGCTCAGAGACGCTAGACGGCACTCTGTTATAAACTGGTACATAACTACCATTTATAGTTATTGCATCCGTTAAACGGTCTATAATTGCCTTTCTAATATAGTGTAAAGCCTCATTCATTTGGTAGCTTTTTTAATTGTGTTATCTAGTCGGTCTAGTAATTTCTTTAACTCAATCCTCATAGAGTTAAAAAAGAAAGGTCTAGCTGGTAGATTGACTTCTTTTATGCCCTTACCTTTAAACTGCATCGCATAAGAGGCTGGTAGACCTAAGTCCGTTAAGTCCTCTAAATCTACGAGCCGACCAGTTCCAAATTCTACATAAGGAGCGTAGTTTGCTTTTGCTTTTACAAACCCTTTATTATTTGACGCTCCAGCTACTATACTCTGCTTCAGCGTACCTCCAAACTTTTGACCAACCACGACGCTTGACTTCATTCTCTCAGCGCCTTTAAAAATAGTTTTACCTATTTCATTAGATAGCTCTTGACTAGATAATTTTTTAAGCTTATTTAATTTTCTAGTTAACCTATTAAGGTCGCTCTTATTTAGCTTAACATCAACCAATTTTAGTAGCTTTTATAGTTGTAAAATATTTATGCACTGAGTCAAATACTCCAGTAATTCTATAGTCGCCACTCGCTCCAGAAATCGCCAATAAATCAGTTTTTAAAATAGTGTCCGCTGTTTTTTTTCTAACAGTCAGCTCTATTTCTAAATACTGTTGTCGCTTACCATTCTCTTGTACTATTTCGCCTTTGGTTTCCTCTTTATAAGCCCAAATAGTTGAATTAACAGCACTAGTAGAAGTAGTACCCCCAAAACCGTCAGAGGTCTTAGTGAGGCGCTTAACCTCTACTCTAGTATCTAGTTTACCAGCATCCATTAAATAAACATAGTTTTATAGCCAGACAAAATATTTTTAACTCCCATAGGAATCTCATTTACTTGTTGACCTACTACAAACTCAGCTCTATTGTCGTAGAATGTAGATACTAGTCTTAGTACAGCTTGCTTTAATAAACTGTCATCTAGCCCAGCTGTAGTATAAGCTACTTGCACTTCTTTAGCTGGTAGCTCGTTTAGCTCTACAATCTCATTATCTAGACCTTTAACCTCATAGGTAGCCGCTGTACCGTCAACAGTTACAGAAGTAATAGAGGCAACTGGCGCAAATGGTAAAACAAAGCGCTCTTTTTGAAATGGAGTATAATAAGTTCTAGTTTTAGCGACTATATCTTTTCCTATATAATTTTCAATCCAAATTCTAGCCTCTGTAATCATTTCGCCTATAATAGTGTCATCAGCGCTTGTATCGACTCTAATAAAGTCTTTAGCATTTGCAGCTGTAACTATCTCGCTGCCAGTTGTAGAGTTAATCTTAACTTGGCTATGAAAGTCGTTTGGAGTTTCACTAAAATAAAGATTTCTATAATATGCCATTATTTAGCTTTTTTAGTAGCTCTCTTTTTTGGAGCTTTAGCCTCTTTAGTTTCGACCTTAACTTTTTCTTCTTTGACCTCTTTAACTTCTTCAGCTATTACGCCTATGCCTCTTTTTATATAGTGATTTGCTAACTTTGGCTCTAGGTCGTGAATTTCGCCTTCGCGTCTCCAGCCGTCTTGTCCAGAGATTACGTCTTTTTTAATTAAAATTTTCATAAGATTTATATTTATACAAAGATAAAAAAAAGCGCCATAATAAAATTACAGCGCTTACAACCAAAACTAAATGCGAATAAATCTTTTATTCAAATGCAAAGTTATTAAAATAATCTTTATACTTACCAGTCTTTGACAATCTTATTGCTTTCATACCACCTTTATTTTTAAAAATAAAAAAACCAGAAAAGTATTCAACCCAAACTGCAAAATAATCAACCTTATCTAAAGTATAGTCAGATTTAGCATTTGCTATTCTAGTATGGATAGAATTATGATAGCCGTCTGTATCTCTATTTGTTGATTTAACTTGTACTTTTATAAGGCGCTCTCCAGTATCTACAATACAGTCATAAACGCTAGAGTCAATTAATGGAAAGCTCACGCTGTAACCTCTTTTAAGGCACTCAGTCGCAAAAGTGTACTCGGCTAAGCAGCCTCGTTGGTTGTTATCCAAAATCCATTAGGTTTAAACTAAGGTACAAAAAAACCCCCAGAGCTATCTGAGGGTTGCATTAACTAAACAAAAATCAACAAATGAAACTAAGGCTTTTTTTTCTCTAAGCCCAAGAGATATTTATTTAAAGCTACGATTTTTTCTATGCTTTTGTCTATTTTATTCATACTTTTTTTAAAAGTGTCCTTGTTTTCTTCCATATTGATATATTGCTAAAGAGATTAATAACATAAAAATAGCGTCATATTGCGCATTAAATCTATAGGTCATTCTAAAAGACCAAGCCATAAAAAACAGAATCAGCGTTATATTTACCCACCTTTCCATAATTAGCTAGTAAACATTAAAATAGCCAAAGCTAAACAGCTTAAAAATATTAAGGTGTCTTTAGTAAACCACCATATAAAATGGAATAGGTTTCTAACGTTTTTATTTTTTGATTTGATTTCAATAATAACATACTTTCTCATATATAAAATTTAGTTAGACAATAAGAGGGCGTTGCCGCCCTCCGTTTTGGTTGTTTTTATTTCTTAAAATGATGGGTCGCAGTATTCTTCACAAACCCCAAAGATAACAGATACCTTTTCAAAGTTCTTATATTCTTTAGTTACATTAGGTATTAACTTCATTTTATTGTAGTAGTCATCATCATACCTCTTTTCGTATAAGTCATCGCTAGACAATCCATTAGGTAAGTTATCCCAAAGTTTATATCCATACTCAGCATCTAACTTCTTAAATAAGGATTTAATGATTTCTGTAGTGAAGTAAACTTTACCCCAGCTACCTTTTTTCTCATTCCATTCTAAATCTACGGTTGAACCCTCTAAGTCGCTTGAGTATTCATAACGCTCATCTCCATAACCCTCTCCTATAAATTTAGTAGCCATTTTTCTTATAGTGCATTTTCTAGAGTCGTTAGATACAGAGATTACCTCGTATGCTGAACGGTCTGAATAATGTAATATAGTAGCACCTTCCCCTACTACTGGGACTGTTGAGTTATTACCCATCATTTGATTAATAAACCCTCCAGCTACTCCTACTTTTCTTGATTGTTTCATAATTTTAGTTTTAGTTTTGATTGTTAATTATGATGCTAATTTAAAAGTATTTTTTTAATTACCAAACCTTTTTAAAAGTTTTTTTTAAATTTTCTTATTTATAGAGCATAAAAAAAGGGTAACCTATAAAAGTTACCCTCTTTAAAATCACTTCGTTTATACCTAAGTATTAAGAAGTCTCAAGTGCAGTTTTAGCTGTGCTAAACGTTCCTTGTACAATCGCGTTAGGCTGATAATTTGTCAAAGCACAACGCTCTTGAGCGCGGACTGTAACAAAACCATCACGGAAATTAGTGGAATCTTCTCTTGAAAATTCGACTCCTAAACCGTCTCTAATCCATAATTGAGTAGCAACACTTAAGTTACCTACTAAGAATTTACCAGCAGTTACAGCCGTATTCAAAGTAATTGGCACTCCCATAATCGCTGGCTGTACGCCTTGGATTACTTGGTTTTTCAAATACTCATTAGCAGTAGATTTCAATAAAACTATTTTATGAAAGTCAACTGGGTTTAATATAATAGAATCAGCTTGGTAGTTACTAGCTGCTAACTGGTCTAGAGCTGCAATAAGTACGTCGTACTCATTTGCTGACTCAATAGACTGGTAAAAATTAGCTGAGCTAGTAGTTACAAAAGCAGCTCCATCAGTAAATAAACCATCTAAGTTAGGGCTTGAACCGTCACCGTTAAGAATCTCAGTATCTTCAATAGAAAGTACTTTATTAGGTACTCTAGCTGATAAATAGCTTGTAAGCTGTGGAGTATCTGCTAGCATCTCTTCAGTAATTCTCATAAAAGTGCCAATCTTTTCAACGTTTACAGACGTAGCTGTAATATCAAAGTCAGACTGTCCTAGAGTAGAACCTTGAGCTGTAGCAGCTGCTCCGTCGTCGTATGCGCTTTCTTTTGGAAAACGAATAGTTTGAGCATCTGTAGAACCGTTAGGAATCAATGAGCGAATATGTACCGCTCTACTAGGGTCAAATTTAACGTCTGGAATTACAGTTTCGCCAGCTACAACACCAGTAAAGGCATTAGCCATTGTCATATCCGCAGCTTTTACTTCAAAGCGAGCAGCATTTGTATTTCCTTTAATCATAGCATCAATTGCGCCATCTTTTAAAGCAGCCTCTAAAGACCCTTTAAAAGTTTTAGCAGTTGCACCGCTTAGAGTCTTTTTTGACTCCATCTCGATAGCGTCCATTCTTTTAGTAGCCGCCTCGAACTCTTCATTATACTTATTAGTTAGATTGGAAATCTCAGACTTTAGAGATGCCTCAACTTCGCCTTTAGCGTTGTCTTGAGCAGCGTTAAACGCTTTCTCTATTTTTTCGTCTACAATGTTTCCAATTTGGTCTAACTGGTTTTTAACTTCTTCAGTCATTTCAAATTATTTTAATTTATTAAACAAATATTGATACATCTCACTAACCTCATTCTTTACCTCAACTGGCTCAGTAACCTCTATATCGGTTGGCTGAGTAGATAATTTAGCAAATAGTGATTTTAGTTTAAGTATTTCAGCTTCTAGGGCATAACCTAAGTCGTCTGAGATATTCCCCTTACGAATAAGTTTTGCCATATTATCGTAGCGCTTAAGTACTTTGTTAGGGTCATAGTTCCCTTTTACGTCCATAATAAGCGCTTGGTCGTTTGCGGCTAGAGTTACAGCTGAAACTTCATAAAGTTTAACCTCTGTAATATTTCTAACACCGTCGACCATATCTTTTTGAATAGGTAAAATACCTACTGAGTTTTCTGTAATAACTCCAGCTTTAATTAGTTCGATAACGTCGTTACCTAAAGTAGTCTTAGCTATTTTAGCCTCGAATACTAAACCTTTGTCGTCTTCCTCTAGCATTGTCATTTTGCCTAGAGGTTTGTCCATATCGTGCTGGTATAAGTATTTTACTCTTTGACCATTTTCTGTAATGGTTTTTCTATAAGAGCCTTTTCTTATAATATCATTATCTGAGTCTTTATTATCAAATACACTAGCATAGCCCTTGACTACTCCAGCTTTTTCATCAGCGTCTAGGAGTTCGCCTATAGGCGCTTGTTTATATAAAATTGTTTCCATAATGCAAAGATATTAATTTTCAATGTAATCAAAATCTAACCAGTCTGGTCGGTTTCTGTCCATTAGTATTTTTATTTCTCGCCCTCTACTTTGCTTTAATATTTCTAATGTAGTTTCTTCTCCATAGAAAAAAATTAAAGAAGTTAATGGTTCAGCCTCTGGATAGTTTTCTGAGTATGTAAGCATTAATTGCTGTAGCATCATATTTAGTATTTATTAATAATTCATCAACTAATTTTATTAAGTCATCGTAAAGCTCTGGGAAATATTTTTTAAACACTGGATTGCCTACAAACCTATTTTCGTAAGCGTGTGCCATAAACTCTTCATATTGCATACTTTTATATCTAAAATAATCTCTCCAGCCGTGACCCCATCCAATTTGATTGTTAGACAAACTACATAGGTAGTCCGCAACCGCTCCAGAGTATTCTTTAATTTCTGTATCCGTAAGGTTTGGAAAATCTTTTCTAATCTTATTATCCAAATAAGGTCTATAGTTTTTCCAGTAGTTTTTATTAGAAGTAGCTGAGGTTTTGCCACCCCCCCAGTTTTTAGTTAAAGCCTTTCCTTTGTTAGTTAATTTTGCTGTAGCTCTATCCATAAAGATACTACTATGTTTTTTATATAAAGCCTCTATTCTAGAATCTGTTTTATATATACTAATTAAATTTAAATCAGCATTAATAGCGTGTCCGAATTCGTGAGCTAATATTTGTTTTTCAAAACCCTTATAGCGCTCTGAAGATATCTGTATTGTTCTATTTCTATTATTAAACCAAGAGCCGTCTTCAACATTTTTACCTAGTCTTCTTGAATATTTAATTTTAGCCTTTTGTAGTTTTATTGGCTTTTTCAGATATTGTAAATACGAGTCGTCAAAGTCTTCTAAGCCTTTAAAGTCATCCCAGTTACTAGGTCTAAACTCGTATTTAGCTGCTTCTTCAGCCGCCTCGCTTACTTGCTGAGGTTTAGGTTTAAGTATATCGTCAACTGCATTAGCTGAGTCTAAACCTATAGCTCTACCAGCACTTAATCCATAATCAAAGCCAGTCAAAGGCGTTATAGTCTGAGCCTCTGCTTTAGGAAATGGCGCAATAGCACAGCGACAGTTTACAACGTTTGCAGCTGAGCCAGCTGGGTCTCCAGCTCGGTCTAGCATCTCTCCGCCTACTTTAAATTTATCGTTAAAGTCTACTATTTGACCATTAGCGAAAGCGTGAGCTGAGCGTTCTCTACCATCCATTGAGGTTATCCATTTCTTTTGCAAGCTGTTTTTACCATAGACGTCAGTAGCCGACTGCATAACGCCTAAGTTAGCGGCATTAGTAGCCTCAGTTCTTACTATCCTTTCAGCTTGATAACGTCCTAGCTTATTAAACCGCTGCCTCAGAATGCGCCCTTTTTCGGCAGCACCTCGACTCTGGAAGTCCGCATCCGTCATTAATTTCTTTAATGTTTTCTCCAGCTCCTTTTTCGCAGTTCCTTGTACAGTTACAACTCTCGCCGCTGCAACCCTTTTTCCCTCTTTTGCAAATATTGTTTCCCAAGTGTCCTTATATTTATTTGTATCTAATTGTTTTATTATGTACTTGTCAATGCTATTAGCATACCAACCAGCAAACCTAACAGCAATATCGACGTAAATAGACTCGTAAATTTCATCGTATTGAGCCTTTAAAAATAAATCGTTAAAATTAGAGGTCTTTCCAGTTTTAAGAAACTGGTCTAAACCTTTATCATATTCTTTTTTATAATAAGACCTTACAGCGCCTATCTGTTTTTTTTCGCCTATCCTAAGTTGTTTGTCGTAGGCTCTTATATACTTGTCGTCTTTGACATCAGCCATAATTTAAGCATTTTCTGAAATGCGTTTAGCCCAAGATACCATAGCAGCACCACCCCAGAGGTTGTAAGCTACATAGCCTTTATCTCTCCAAGGCTCATCTTTATACTGAGGGTCTATTTTAGCGTTTTCTTTATGGCGTGCTAAAAAACTATTAACCCTCTTTACGGTTGACAAACTAAGCGCCTCTCTCTTAGCTAATTGGTTAGCTCTTTGCCAACCTACACTAGTACCCCCTTGCACTACGCTACGCCCATATTTCTCACGCCATTCTAACATTCTTTTAGCGTTATTAGTTGCGCCTTGAGGATAGTCGCTATAAGTTTCTGCTTTAGTCTTTTTAGAGCTGAGGTTATGCGCCTCTGGTAGTAGGTCTGTATCGTAAGGCTTACGTCTAAATTTACCAGTTCTTAGCGCATATAACAAACCATTAACCCTACCTAAAGCCCATTGTTGCTCGTTACTAACGTTAGGTCTAACAGAGCTAGGATTAGTTCTATAAGCACCTACACCTCTAACGAATGACCTAGCTAGCATTGAATAAGTAGCTCGTTTAGCTGGGTCGTCTCCATATTTCTCATTATGGTCTTCTACCTTGTTTTTAAGAGCGCGCTCCATAGTAGCTGAAATTTGTGGCGCTTTAGTGATTACTTCTAAATCTTCAGAGTCTGTATTTTCGTCGTCATCATATTCTGCATCTGTTTCATAATACTGAGAGTCTAACTCAAAATCATAGTTAAAAGCGTCGGCATCCATTTCGCCATAGTATTCATCTAGCTTATTATCTTTAGCCGCCTCATATTCTTCGTGGGTTTCAAAAGGCATATATACAGTAAAGCCGTCAAAGATATGCTCGTGGTAACCTTCGCCACCCATTTCGTTAGCTCTAGCCCTAGCCTCTGCTATAGTAGTAAAAACGTCATTCATACCAGCTACCAGTCTTTTTTCAGTAGTATCTTCTTTTACTGGGTCTGGAGTCATATCTGGCATATCTGAATTACCTATAGGCAGTAAGTTCGCTGGAACGTAATAGTCATCCATCTCTGTATTTTCTTCATCCTTACCGTAGCTCATAGCCATACGTTTCTCGTTAGGAGTAAGCCACCAGCTCTTAGACATTTGCTCTACTATCTTTTCAGTCTCCTCTTGGAGTTCTGGAATTACTGAGGTATCAAAGTCTATAAATAGATTATCGCCAAATTTAGGAGCTAACCATCTGTTTAGCTCGTCTCTAATTTTATAAAGCTCTGGTATTACAGCATTAGTATAAAGCATTTTACGAGCCTCTTTTACGTTGTTGTAAGTTGCTGACTCTACATTGTTCAATAGTACCGCTGGTATATTGTAAACGTTACAAAGGTCTTTTATAGTTGTATTGTACTGTTCTATAAGAGAAAGGTCGGCAGCGTTAAGTCCAAAGTTAACCCAGCTTAATTTTTTAGGAGTTATAATAACGTCCCCAGCATTATTAGAGCCTTGGTATTGTTTTCTAAACTTCTCTTTAAGCTGTCTGGCTTGCATTTCGTTAAGGTCGCCCTCTTCACTCATTAGCACCCCTCTAGCTGTTTGATTTTGTAAGTATTTAACTCCAGTAGTAAGCGCCTCGTTATTAGCATCCATTGACCTCAGCCCAGCTTTTAGCGGACTCATACCATACATATTAGCACCAGTTCCGTCTGCTAAAGGATTGTAGTCTTTTATATGACAAACATCTTCTGCGGTCATTCTATAAGTACCGTTATACTCCATTGTATAATAGTCTACTGGTTTCATTAAACCACCAGAGTGTATTTCCACAGTTTGGCTGGGTAATACATACAGTTCACCAAACTTACCAGCGTTAACTCCATTCTCTGGAGCTATGCCATATATATAACGGTTTCCAGTTAGCTTTCCAAAAGCTATTATCTCTTGCATAAAGCTAGAATAAGATTGAGCTGGATTAGGGCGCTCTAGTAATTCGTGTAACTCGGTGTCTTGTAACTCAACTAACGCATTTTTTAATGATATTTGCGCCCTTGGGTTTGTAAGATTTGCAAAGTCTCCAGAAGTAAGTGCCTTATATCTTTTAAGCTCGTTTGCATTTTGTACCTCATATACTTGAAAAGGAACGGTAGACGCTGCTTTAGTTATAAGATTAACTATTGCATATACAGTAGAGTTAAACCTATAGCCCTTATTAATATAGCTGTCGTCGTTATCCTCTGAAGTTATAAGGGTTTCCCCTAAAAAGTTATATATAGCTCTGTTAAAAGCTAAGTTTGTTTGCTGACTGTTTTTGGTTACTAAATTCTTGAACCTATCTAATATCGACGCCATTAAAATTTATTTTTACAAAAATACTAATTAAATTACAAAAAATTCAGAGCGCTTAGAATACTGCGAATAAGTACAATATCTAAGGCTATCCATTAAATGATTTAAGCGGTCTTTTGGCTTGTTTATTATAGTGCCGTCTTTTAATTGCTCCCAATAATAACCAGAGTACTCTTTAGCAAAGTTCTTAGATTCTTTAGAAACATAAACGTCAAACTCTTTTAATAAACTAATGCCAGCATTAATAGAGCCTTGACCCTTTATAGCCGCCTTTGCAAAGATACCCATTCTGCGCAACTCCTCTCCACTCTTAGGCTCGGCACTATCGTAAAAGGTTAGCGTCCTATCATAGCCTTTATCCTTAAAGAATGTAGCTAAGTCTTGGTTAGTCATTCCAGTTTTATACAGTATTTCGTGAACGTATAAAATATTTTGTTTTTTAAAAACTAAACAAGCTGCCGCTGGGTCTGAGCTAAAGCCAAAGTCTAAGCCTATTACCGCCTCGCTTTCTAAATCAAAGTCTGGGAAATCTTCATAAGGAATAAACTGCCAGTTACTAAATATTTGCCTAGCTGAATAGACCGCTCTTTGACCCTCACCATAGACTCGCCAATAGTCTGGGTCTTTTTCCCTCATTCGCTCTATTTCTTTTACTATCTCTGGAGCTAAAAAAGCATTATCCTTATAGGTTGTTATAATAGTTTCGCAATCTTCTCTAGGTATTATATCTTCATAAATCCAATGTATAGGGTCAGATGGATTAAAGTCTATTATAATCTTTTCGCTACACCTAAAAGCTACTTGTACTAGGTCTTCTTTATCCAGCTCATTACCCTCATTCAATATTGCAATATCGCGCTTAGACCCTCTTATTTTCTGCGGCTGGTCAATAGATAAAAAACGAACTAAATGCTTACCATACTGAAAAGTGTTTTCTGCTTTGTTGTGTACGCCGTCAAAATAGACTCCAGTTATTTCAGCAATGCTAAAAAAGTCACGCATTATAGAGGCTTTTAAGGCTGGTAGCGTTTTCCTAATAACATCTACAACTATAGGGTCTTCTCTAGTTGTGAGCAAATAGACTATATATTGACAAATAGCATAGGTTTTACCAGAGCGAGTTCCGCCTTGGCTTACAAAATACCTAGCATTTGAATTTATAAGGTCGTAGAATTGTCTATTACAGTCTTGGTCGACTATTCTCGTTTGGCTGGTTTCCATTTAATTAGAGTAGACTTTATACCGCCCTCGTGTTTAATTTCTTGTCTAGTGCCATTAAGCCTATGAGCCTCGTGTTCTTCGCTAATCATTTTCATAGCTGCAATCTGCAAGCTAGGAGTTTCTGAATTTATCCAGTTGGATAACATCTTTGTTTTTTTAGAAACTCGCATTTCCTCAACTGCCTTTTTTATAGTGTTCGATTCGTGCAGTTTTAAATCATAAAAGGTAGTTTTAGAACAAGGCAAAAACGCTACAATATGTTCTATAAACATAAGTTTATGCTTATCTATTGCGGCTAATGCTTTTTTTTCTAATTCTTTTGGGTCGTATGCCATTTATTGCCATCTAAAAGAAATGCCTAAAATACCAATATAGAAGTCTACTGATTTCATTGTATCATCTTCAAAAGAGTTTAGGTATTCAACTCCAATACAGAAACCCATAAGCGGATAAATTTGTATTTCAGTCATCTCTTAATTTATTGTACAAAGTTAGGTAAAATTCCCAGATAACGTCTTGGTAATCTTTTTTGGGATATTCTTTGCCAGAGGTTTCTGTTTTACCATTGCGCTCTAGTATTAATATAAATTTGTTACCACTAATTTTTGGGTATATCCTTATATTATTTTCAGTAGCCCATTTAAAGGCGTTGTAGTGTTGGTCAGTCATTTATATTTTCTTTGTTTATCTTTTTTATAAATTGCTTTAAATCGTAAACAGTTGTTTTTTCTTTATCTTCAAAATAAGATTCAACTTCTTTAATGTTTTTTAATTTTTTTAAATTATCAAAACCTATAGATTTTGAAATTGTAACCAGTAAAGAGTATCTTATTAACTCTGATTTACTAGAAATTCCTAACTCAAGAAATTTATCTGTCTTTATTAAAATGTTTAAAAGTGTTTCAAATTCTTCAGAAACTCTAATATTTAAAAGTTTATTCTTCATAATTAAAAAGGTAGTTTATCGTTAATACTAGTTAGTCTTTGTTTTTCTTTATTTACAGAACAATAGTATCCGCCATTATTAAAGTCTGGAGCTATCATAAAAGAGCCTTGCTGTCCATTCTCTTTGCGCTTAACTTTTTGTACGTGAACCTCAACAGCGTCAGTCCCAAACTTTGTTATTTCGCCTAACTTTCTATATATGGTTAGGCAGTTGTAGGCTTTATTAAAGAAATCACTAGAGCCAGATATATCGTATGGCGTTGGCACTTTATAAGCCTCACCGTTTACTTCCATTTTTCTAGGGTGTGCTATAAGAAATAAATGCGTATTGGTTTGCTGTACAAACTGAGTTATTTGAGAAAGCATAGCGCCTATATAACTATGGTCTTTTTGTGCTGAATGGTCTAACATATTCCAAGGGTCGATAACTAATATATTAACGCCTTTTTGAAATACAAGCTCTTTAAATTTATCTAGTATAGACTTAAGAGTTAAGTTTTCTAGGTCAATCTTTATAAAATAAAAATGGTCTTCTATAAAGTCCTTTGTATTGTTGAGGTCTTCATTAGAGCAGTTTTTTTTATTTAATTTGTTAGCTATACGTTTAATATGACCTTCATAAGGAAACGACTCTGGAGCAAAGAAAGCAGTTCTAAAGCCTTTAGTAAGAGCTAGATTGACAGCAATTTGGTCAAAGACATCAGACTTACCAGCATTGGGTATGCCAGTAACAACAGACCACTCACCAAAAGAAACATTAAAATAATTATCAGAGTCGCTAAGACCGATTGAGAAATTTTTAATTCCTTTTTCATTATATAGTAAAACATTTTCCCAAATATCATTAATATTTATTACTCCATCCAAAGGGAACGTCTTAGAGCCTTTTAAAATTGTTCGTAGTGTCTCTGCACCTTTTTTAATTAAAACCTCGTTAGCGTCCTTATATTCGCTAAATTCAACATACTTACAGCGATACTTTCCAAGACGTCTAGCTAATTCATTTCTTAAATTAAGTCCAGCATCGTCATTATCAGTACATAGTATTATTTCTTTTTTGTCTTCAAAGTAACTATAGCAGTTGTCTAAATAGTCAAGGCGCTGATTGCCTTTAGACGCTCCATTAGGAACTGATACTACTGAATAAATGCCAGCCTCAAATAAACTTAAGGCATCCATTTCGCCCTCAACTATATAAGCTCTACTGCTATCTTTTATATTGTCGAGTCCGTAAAAAATAAGTTCAGCACCAGAGACTAACTTAAAATTCTTTTCAGCATCTCTGTATTTTACGTTTATTAGTTCGCCATTTCTATAGTAGTTAAAGTTTATAGCTTTACGGTTTTTAGAAATCTGAGGAAAAAACTCTTGGCTTTCTGTAATTTTCCAATTTACTACGGTAGCCTCAGATATACCTCTTTTATTAAACCAGCCTAGGGTTCTGTCTCCTAATTCAGATTTAATTACAACTGGCTTTACATATTCTTTTTTTGGTTTGAATTTTACATTACCTCCCCAGCCGCAATGGTGACAATTATATAAGCCCTCTTGTAAGTTTACACTAAGACAGCGGTCTTGTTTGTTTTTTCTCTGGTGAGAGCATTTTGGGCATTTTAGTTTTTGGTTGTTCGCATTGGATTTTACTTCTATTCCTAATGCTAAGAAGTCTTGTATCATAAGGAGTTTTTTAGTTTGGTTATTTTATAGTGGTCGGCTAATTTAGTTAAACATTCTTTTAGATTTTCGTTTCTTTTATAATTAACGCCTCCAGAATATATTCTATTAACTGTTGTGTTTTGCATTGTAACTACATCATTAGGGTCTGTATTATGCTCGCAATATATTACAAAAGCATTGCCGTTGGTTTTTTCCCAACAGTCTACAATTCTTTTTAGTACTAACTCTTGACCTATAGAATTAGGCACGCCTTTTAGTTTTATTTCAAATAGAATTAAGTACTTGTTATCAAACTCTAAAACAGCGTCTATATCTGTAGGGTGAATTTTAGAATTACCCACGCCTCTAAAATCTAAAACTTGCTTTATTCTTTTTTCGTGCTTTATCATTTTGTAATATCATTAAAATCTTTATCGGCAAACTTTTGTAAAAACCTATCTAGCTTTCTAACGCCGTTTTTAGATTTTCTTAAACTAATTAAAGATAAAAAGTTGTCAGCCCAAAATTCATCCTTTCTAACCTTTTCTAGTAAATAATATAACTGTCTAGGATTTACTTTGTCTTCACTATTGCATAATCTTATAACGTCTAGCCATTGCTTTTTTTGTTGTTCGTTTTTTGGTCTATTGCGCTCTGGAAATAATGGCACTATATAATTATAAGACTTTAAAACTTGTTCGCTAAAAGCGTAGGTACTATTATTATTTATATTATTATTATTAGTATATATATTATCCTTGACTTTTTTATCAATAGGGTATTGATTTTTTATAAGGGAGGTATTGACAAAAATGTAGCGCTTTTCAACTTGCTTATTTTTATTTCTAATAACTTTGGTTTTTATAAATCCAAATTTTTCAAGCTGTGAAATCCATCTACTTACAGTCTCTTTTTCTACATTATATAACTCAGCAAAATATGAGTTTTGAGCAAAACATTTACCGCTCTTATTTGTTAGAGCGCTTATTTCTGCGTAAAGGAGCTTTGAGTTTGGAGCTAGGTCTTCTGAGTACCTTACCTCAGCTGGTAAGATAGCGTAATAGTTTGGTTTCATTTTTTAAGAGTTGTCTACTAAGTTTTTTATATGGTCGCAAAAGGTACGAATGTCGCCAAATATTCTAGAAAATGCCTCTAGTGAAATTTCATTATTTTCATAAAGCTCGAACAGCGTTTCTATTAGTAAGTCATATTCTGCTAAAGTCATAGTACCTATATACTCATAATTAACGTCTTGCTCTAAAGCAGTTGTATTAGTGCGCCAGACCTTTTGGCTAGTCTCATTATAAAAAACTTTCTTATAGTTGCTATACATTCAAATCTATTCTTTTATCAAAATAGTTATCGATAATTGCTTTGGCTTTATCAAAAGAATTGCACCAGTGGACGCTCCAGTTAGAATCTTCTAATTTTTCTAGGCACTCTGTCTGGCTTTCCGTTGGTTTGTTATAACCTACTTTTAATTCTATCGCTAAACCACAATAACCACCTCTAGGCGTAAAGCAGAGAATGTCTGGGACTCCAGCCTTACCGCCTAAATATTTAAACTTATAACGCTCAAAAGGTGTTCTACGACCCTCATTAGGAACGTGGATAACAAGGTTGTTAGGGTGCTGCATTTCTAAGTAAGTCATTACAGCATTTTGAAGTTTATCTTCTTTTCCTAAATACCTCTCAAAGTTATTTGCGCTCAAGTGAAAAAATTTATTTTCTAAGTTATAAAATTTGTCTTTAAAATCTTGGTCATATTGCAAAAATTCTTTAGCTCGTCTTAGAGAATGTAAAACGCTAGTATGGTCTCTGTCTATTTCTTTGCCTATTGCGTCTAAAGTATATCGAGAATGTTTTTTTAAAATTAAGCAGTAAATATGGCGAGCCTCTACTAATTCCCTACGCCTTGACCTTACGTTAATTTTAGCTCCTGTTTCAGACTCAACTAATTTTCTTATATGTATTGGCTTTAGTGTTATCATAATATTATAGAACCGTCTTTATTAGTATTGTCGCTGTATATTCCTAGAACACCTTCACCGTCGAGGTAATGTTTCCATTGTCTGAGAGCGTGCTTATATTTAAAACGACCTCTCTCTATTTGGTCTTCATTTAAAGCATAAACAGCAACGTCAAAAGGGTGAACGTTTCTAATAGCTATAAATCTAAAACTAAAAGGGTCATAACCTAAACAGTCGCAATAAAAAGCAGCTTGTAAGTCGTAATTTCTAAAGTTTATTTCACTTCTAAACGCCCTTATACTTATATCTTTTGAAGTTTTAATGTCTGAAATCCAACTATCACTATGGCAATCTGGGCGAACTCTAACTGGAATTCCTTCAAAATCTAAATAGTGAGACTGTTCTACAAATCCTTTACCGTAGTGCATAGCTATTTTATTATCTTCAAAATGCGATAGGATTGTAAATAGATTGTCTCTTTGTTCTGAGTCTATAAGTATTTTATCCCCAGCATGCTTTAAATACACTTTTTTAGCTTCTTTATTTTTCTTGAGCCTTAAATCTAACTTAGGCATAACATAATACTGCCTTTTAAACTCTTCACGACCTTCATAAAGTAGCGTATGTACCGCTGTGCCAAATTTCATTGCGTCGCTTTCAAAAGGCTTTTGATTTAAAAAATAATATACAGACTGGCTATATATAGTTTTTAAACCAGAGGCGGATATATCACTACTTGAATGATACTTAGCGTTGGTGTCAAATACTTTTTTCATTTCTTTTATTTTGGTTGATTAGATTGTAATATTTATTTTTCCAGCTGTCTAGCTTTTTCTTGTTATAGTTTGCAGTAGCCTCAGCTATAGTTAAACTTTCTTCAGCTTTTTTTAATTGTTTTTGTAAGTCGTAAACTTTGCCTTTTAAAAACATAGTAGACGCCTCTAAAAACTCTAGACTGTTTTCTTTTGTTTCGTCAATTATAATATTTTCGTTTGCCATATTAAAAAAATTATGGCGACCCCTAAGAGCCGCCAGTTAAACATCAATTAAAAAGGTAAATCATTAGACTCTTCTGGAGCTTGTACTGGTTTAGTTTGGGCTGGTTGCATCTCAGAAATAAGACCGCCTAGATAATTTTTACCAGTTGATTTAGCTGTATTAACCCAAGCGGATACTCTAAACTGCTTGCCGCTAGCGTCTGTCATTGTACCAGAATAGTCTGGCTGTTTGTCTTCAGTCTTTTGCTCGTTTTTAAATAGACTAAAGGAGTTTGGTTTTTGTTCGTATGTACTCATAATTCAAAATTATTAGGGTTATTAATTGGTTTGATTGTGTTATTAGGTTTGCGGCTAACTGTTTGGTTAGCGTCGTCGTCTTCAGCCTCAAGTCCAAATAATGAAACTAAGCCGTAACGTCTGTAAAAGGTAATCTCTGAGCCTCGCTCTTGAGGTTTTATAGATTGTATTTCTATGCCTTCCCTTTCATCTTTTGCTGGATATTCAGCCTCGCTCTCAGCGTCGTGAATAATAGTATAAACTTTATTCTTAATAATTGGTTGAGTAAAGTATAATTTCTCAGCTATTAAGATTGGTTTTAATACTTTAATGATTACGTTAATGTCTGCATAGCTGCTATTAAAAAAAGGGTTTTTCTTATCCTTTCTATAAGCGTCTACTTTACAAAAGACGTTAAACATCTTTTTCGATAAATCTGGTGTCATAATATAGTTCTAGTTGTAAATTAATTTCTAGCTCTGCTAGCTTTTTTATTTCTCTATAGGTAAACCTATCTGGATTGTCTATTTTAGACTTTAAAGATGGGTAACTAATACCTAGCTCTTTTGCTACCTCATAACGCTTTAGATTTAAGCGCTTGAGTTCTTGGTTAAATATTTCTTTTACGTTTTCTGTCATATATTTATTTTAAATAATTGCTCTTATAAATTGTAGTATGATTACTACTAAAAAGGTGATTTGAAATACTGTGGTTAATGCTTTCATGTTATCTAAATTTTCTAACTGTTTTACTGCCTATAATAAGATTAACATTGTCATTAGGAAACTGCTTTATTAAGCTACCTAGTGCGTCTGTTTCCGATATTCCAAAGTCAGCTTGTAAACCCCAGAAGTCTTTCCTAGTAACTGCTATAGTTATGTGATTATGCGCATTGGCATTAAACTCTGAGGGTATCAAAGTACTAAAGCCGTCTTCAAAGCCAACCTCTAATGAGGTTTGACCTTGGTCGTTAATTGTTGATTGAATAAATAAATTTTCCATTTTTTTGGTTTTTGTTGTTAATGATTATTAGATTAAAACTTTACTGTAAAGTCTTTTATTAGATTTTCTACTCTAAATCTAGTATCGAAATCTAAAGGGTAAAAGTCACATAGACTTCTAAATCTTAATCTAGCTTCTTTGTTAGTATATTTACCTTGTGATAGTAATCTTACGAATGTATCTAAATCTCTTTGCATTGCTTTCATGATAGTTTTTGTTGTTAATTATAGTGCTAATTTAAAAAATACTTTTAATTCTACAAAATAATTTAAAGAAAATTTTAAAAAAAATCCCCTCCAGTTAAAAAACCTTTGGGGAAAAGCAAACAAAAAGCCTCTGTTCTACTCGTATTTTATGCTATAAGTGCTAGCTAGGTCGTCGTCTTGGTTTGGTAGGTGCATTGTAATATTATAAGTGTTAGCTTTTAAATCGTAGGTCATTGCATCTATATAGGCGCTAACATCTTCTGTAAGGGTATTATTGGCAAAATTAAGCCATATTTTATTATGGAGCGCTACTGGTATAGGGTCAGTGTTGTTATTGTAAAATTCGCCTTCATATCGCTTTACAAAAGCTCTGTAATCGTTTAGTATTTCTTGAGTTATAAATTCGTCTAGCCTGCCTTCAGTACCAGTATCTATAAGGCGCTCAAAAGTGCCATCAAAACCGCCATCAAAAAGACTGTCTCCTAAATCATTAGATAGTAACAAGTCTTCTGTCTTATGCACACCAGTTAGTGTATCTGTAGAATTTGAAACCCTTTCAGCTATGAATAAATTAGACTCGTCCCAGATTTGGTCAATAAAATAGTTATCTATAAAGCAGTTTGTATGCCCAGTATTACCGTTTGTAGTCGTATAAGTTAATTCTCTTATTGAAAAATTTATTTTAACTTTTTCAGACGTAATATTTTCAACGCTCTCTAATTCCATTTTAAAATTATTCCAAACGTTTCTATTAGTGTTTTTAACGTATTTAAAATATTTTTGATTTGCACCGGTATTGGTTAAAGCGGTTTGTTGAAAATTATTGAACTTATTTTCGTCATGGTCGTAATACCAAGAATCGTTATTGGCACTATCATATAAGGAAACTAAAACAATAAAATAATAGTCTAAATCCACTAAATTAGTTACGCTGTTTTCTATATAATAACTAAAGCCTACTTGGTATTTATTGCCTACTCTTACCGAGCTGAAAGTTAAACTGTTTTGTATTATAACGTCTGGATAGTAATTATTTATATCAGTATCACCAGTATTAACTCCTTTGGTTAGAGTTTTAATTAAATTATCACCAGATAGCGCTTTTGAGTTTACCTCAACCTCGGCTTTAGTTTGCGAGTTATGAGTAAAATCCATTCTAAAACCACCGTAGTTACTAATAGGGTCTTGGTTGACTATGTTTAGTTTTTTAAGTTTGGTTTCCCTAACAACTTTTTTAACTGGTCTTAAATACTCTACGTTTAAAGATTTGTTTATTGGTCTTAAAATAACTGGCGCTTTTAGTAGTACGTCTTGTTCGTAGGTGTCTATATAGTTTCCGTCTTTATCATAAAATTTAAAGTCTACTAGTTCTGTACCAGTAGAGGTTAAAAGTGCTTTTTGTGCTGTTGTTCTAGTACCCATAATTATGTCATTTGTGATAGGTCAAAATTCTGCGGAAATACATAGCGCTCTAAAATTATACCATTTGCAACCCTTAAAATATATGCGTTATTTATCAATGGTACATCTAAGCCAGTAACATCTCTTACTATATACTGTAAATCTGTTTGGCTTTTTGTTGCTAAATAGCCGCTGTATAAACTAGAATGCGGTACTGTCATTGATTGATTAGGCTCTACAAAGAAATGATTAATTTCAAACCAGCGAGTATCTGCTAAAGTTGTTCTATTATTGTCTAATCTATTGACGTATCTAGTCCTCTCAGAGACAGCGTTAGAATTACTAGCTATAGCGTTAGCCATAGCCTCTATTAATGTATCACCAGTATAAAATCTACCTACCAAAGTGCCATTAGTCAAAGTTCCAGCAGCTGGCGCTATTGTTATTGAAACTGTAGCGTCTGTTTCTGAATCATTAGAACCATTATTAGTTTTATAGGTAAACGAATCAGTACCCTCATAATCGGTAGAGGGTGTATATGTAAAGTCAGCTCCAGAAATACCAGAGACAGCTCCATTAGTTGGGCTAGTTACAGTTGAGAAAGTTAGCGCTAGGTTAGATGGGTCATTACCTATAAACTCAGCATCTACAGCTGTATTAGCTAGCGTTGCTATTGAAATATCTTCTACAGATGGTATGCCTATATTTAATAACCTTTTGTCTACTATATTAGAATTACTTATAACATACCAGCTACCATTAGACTGGAATACTCTAGAGTTTGTAACTTTTAATATATGAGCTAATAACTCTTTAGCTGTATATCTTTGGAAGTTGTCTTTTAGCAAACCAAACTCATAAACATCTATATCGTGGAATATTGTTTCGTTTTCAGCGCCATTTAGTAACCTTATGTTATTAGCTATTCTTATATCAAAATCTAGCCCAGTATTTTCTAATATTTTTCTTAAATAGTAAAATAGGTTGTCAAAGTTTGACTGCGCAGCTGTAGGGTCTGGGTCGTCGTTTGAGTCTAATAAAACTTTAGAAAAAGGTGCATCAAAACCGTCTAAAGTTCCTAAGCCGTCTGAGGCTACTAATTTAATAGGAAATGGCTTGCCTTGTACAGCTTCGCTGTATCTGTCTACAATTAAAAAACCCTCCCAGTAAAACTCAAAACCTTCGTTTCCTTCATCCCATAAAAAATTAGCATCTTGCCAAGGGTCTTCTTGTAAGTCCCATTCCTTACCCCCAATACTAGAGCCAGTTGATATTTGTACTTTATACTCTCTTTCGTCAGCCTCGTACCAGTTATCGTATTGAGTATCATCAGTAACATATAAATTTAGCTCGCAAGTTGAGCCAATAATTGGAGTATAAAAGTCGTCGTCTGAGTCCCATTTAATTACAACTGGGCTGCTAGTTCCGACTAATGGATAAACGCTACCAGAGTAGTCTTTTTGTAGAATTGATACTTTTCTGGCATTGCCTCTAACATCAGCAAAAGACAGACTAAATTTTTCTCCGTAGCTCATTTTTTATAATAGTCTTGAACGGTTTCTGTCAGCTCTTTGTAAAGCCATAACTAAATCTTGACCCTCTAGCCTAAACCCTCCAGTTACATTTACAGCGGTTTCTCTTTGTCCTATCATACCTTTTAATTTATCTAATGGCGCTATTACTTCTGGATTACTTCTAGCTCCAGCATATTCTCCCATTAATCCTAAAGTTGGCGCTGATACAATACCACCGTTTGCAAATTTAGGTACGTTAGAGGAAAAAGCTGATTTTACAATTGCTACGCCTCCAGCTATCAATGCTGGTAATACAATAGGCGCTAAAGGTCCTGCTAAAAAAGAACCCTCCGCAGCTCCTTTAATTGCAGCGGCTGTAGCAACGGCTAATGATGCGGCTATAGCATCCATTGCAGCGGTTATAAAAGCTCCAGCAAAACTTCCTAGCGCACCTTCTCCTAAGCCCATAGACGTAACTATAGTGTCTCCTAAAGAACTAAAAGCGCCCATTAATTGACCCCCTACAACTTGTGCTAGGTCGCTAAGTCTTTGTTGCGTTTGCTCTCTCGCCTCGTTCATTTCATAAAAACGAGCTGTATTTTCTTTAATAGATGAACTGATAGCTGCAAAACTTGTAGTAGATTTTTTTGCAAAGTCTTCTACACCTTTACCAGCCTCGTCAAAAGGATTGCCTTGTATTGCAAAAATACTACCTAGGTCTTGTTCGCCTTTAGGTGTTTCTATTTCTGGAGCTGATACTTTAGGCGTTTTTATACCTACGCCAGATAAAATGCCAGAAAATTTGTTCTGAACTTTACTAATTAATTTATCAATAGTACCTTCAAACCTTTCTTCGCTATTTTGTTTCCATTGGTCTACAAAATTTTCAGCTATTTGTTTACCAGCTTTTTTAGATATTTCTTCACCTTCAGCAAAAAAATCATCCATTATGCCGCCAAAGTCTCCGCTAAAACCTTCTTCAATAAACTCATTTAGAAACCTACCAGCCGCCTTTAAAGGTCTTATTAAGTATTTTTGTATGTATTCATCTATTTTAATTAAAACAGCTAATACGTTAAACTTTACAGCGTTTTTAAATAATACAAAGGCGTTAGCTATTTCATCAAAGTAAATAATTAATCCAGCTATAGCTGCGCCTACAGCTACTATTGGAAGACTCAAAGAGCCTAATAAAGTAAGCAAAGCGCCTCCAACTGTTAGAATGGTAGGCAATACCGCTGCAAAAGCAGCGAAGCCTATTGTTAATTGCTGTACTACTGGGTCTAATTTACCAAAGGCTTTAAATAATTTAGAGGCAAATCCTATGGCATCTGTTAGAACTGGTAAAAGGCTTTCCATTAAAATACCGCCTAAATCAGTAAATTGGTTTTTTAATTCTATTAAACCTTTTCTAAGTTTAAACTCGGCTGAGTCTCCCAACTGGTCAAATGCTTTTTGGGTTATGCCAGCTGTATTGTTCATAGACTTAAATATTTGCTCAGTAGAGCCTAGGTTTTTACCCATTAAGTCTAAGACTCCAGACAAAGCTCTAGTATTTGCAAATACTCTACCTTGAGCCTCTTCATTATCTCCAAAGGTTGTAGTTAATGTTTTAAGAGTTGATAGTAAGCCCTCTTCTTTTATTTGCCTTCTAAGTCCTTCAGCGCTTAACCCAAACTCTGCTAAAGTGTCGCTAGCTTGTTTTGACGGTTTTAATAAAGAAAATAATATACCTCTAATCTGAGTAGCTGCCATTGCGGCGTCTGTACCAGTCCTACTCATTGCAGCAAATGTAGCACCCACCTCGCTAAACTCTACGCCTAACTGAGAGGCTACTGGTAAAACTGTACCCATTGACTGGGCTAAGGTGTCGGCTGATAGTTTACCTTCTCTTACAGCGCCAGTAAGTACGTCAGTCGCTTGACTAGCTGATAGGTTTTCTACGCCATAAGCGTTAAGAGCTGAGGTCGCTAAATCAGCAATAACTTTAGTTTCTCCTAATCCGACCGCGGCTGCTTTTGTTGACTGTTCTAATACAGCCATAGCCTCAGCACCTCTTAGACCAGCTGAAGTAATAAAAAAGAGCGCGTCTGCCGCTTCTCCAGAGCTTATACCAGCCTCAGTAGCTAGTCTTTTTACGCTAACGCTCATTTGGTCAACTGTGGTGCCAGCAACGCCTACAAGCGTCTTAATTTGCGTCATTGACTTGTCAAAGTCCGCAGCCATTTTTATGGACGCTCCACCAGCTGCGACTAAAGGCAGCGCTAATCTAGTTTGTAGTGAAGACCCTAGAGAACTAACTCTTTTACCAAAACTCTTTAGATTTCTACTTGCTTTACCTAGGGAGCTATTTAAGTGTTTAGCGTCCCCTTTTAAAATTACTTCTAATATATTTGCCATAATGCAAATTTACTAAATTTTAAACTCAGTTGTCTCCTTAACGTTTTCTACTTGTTCTAGGAATTTACTAAGCTCTTCTGGAGTAGATTTAGGCTCAAACTTTCTTTTTTCTACTAGTTTATCTTGAGGTAAAGTAAAGAGGTCGGTAGGTTTTATAGTCTGGCTTTTTTTAGAGCAGTTTACATTATGTATAAGAGTCGCCAAATATCTAAGGCGCTCCCATTCTAAATTCTGCTTTATATTATAAGACTCGCCTAGAAGTTGATTTTCGACCCAAGTATTAGTCCAAAACTCATTTGGATTTATGCCGACTTGTCCTATAAAATAGTCGAGTAAGTCATTCCAAGTTAAGGAGTCGGCTGAGTCTTTCCCTCGCTTTTAGGTTTGCGCTCTATGCCTAGGTTGAGGTCATTACCTAATATCCTAGATTCAAGCATAGCGTTTACCATTTCTTCAAGCTCTTCTGGTTTTAAATCTTCTAGCCAGCTACCTACCTTAAACTCGTTATAGTCTATTTCGTTACCTTCCTCTTGGTCGTATGCTAAAAGACCAGAGTAAACAAGCGCTCTAATACCAGTAATAGATAAACCCCCTTCAAAAATATTACCTATTTTATCCAGAGGCGTTTTTAATATATCTGTAAAGTTAGCCCAGAAGTTCATAGAGAAATGTAGGTTTCTCTTTTGCCCACCGAGTTGTAGGGTATAATACCCTCTTTTTTTGTTTGCCATAATTTTAATTTAAACTCTTAGTTTGTGCTTTGACTAATTGCACCAGTAACAGTTATAGTACCAGAGTAAGTAGCTGGGCTTTCCATCTCAGCTGATTGCTCTAAAGATGCTATAAAGCCTTCACCAGTAAAAATAGTGTCACCAGTAGCCGCAGTTCCAAAGCTCCAGTCAATTTTATTACGACCAGTAATTAAAGATGCGATACCGTCAACATTTTTTAGACTATCTGAAGTATCAGTATAATCAATAAGACCGTCAAAAGAAAGCTCAGCACTTCTTAAGCCGCTTATTACTTCTTGAAATCCAGCGCTGTCTTTTGTAGTCGCCTCTGGTAAGTCTTGAGAAATTGTCATAGAGCAGCTAGTAGAGTGTCCTAGAGCCTCTAGAGTCCCACCGTCTGCTACAAATTTTAAAACTAAGTTAGTTCCGTTAAATACGCTTGAAGCCATTTTTTATATATTAAATTTTATACAAATATACTAATTATTATTTTTGTGCCTAGTTAAATAAATCGTACACTATTTTAATTAGAAACATCAATACAGCAAAGCTAATAAAGATAGTTTTACCTTTATCAAAAATGCCTCCATTCCAGTTAGTGGTATACCATTTTTTTATCCAAGTTAAACCCTTATTTAAGTAAAGTTTTATTTTATCCATTTATTTATTTTTTTGGGGGGTTATTTTTTATCGTCAAAATCCATTGCTGCCTTTAAAATAATCTTATCCATCATATTGTCTTGGTTCTCTAGCATCTGCTTTTGCAAATCTATTACCATACCCTCTAAATTATCTTTAGCTGCTACTAACATCTCTATTTGATGTTCTTTCTTCTCTAAACTCTGTTTAAGAGCGTTTATATCATCAGGCTTACTACCTGTTATAGTAGCGACTGTGATGCCGATACTTGCGGAAATCGTTCCTATTAACATCATCACAACCTCTTTGTTAGTGTCTAATACTGGAAATTGAATTAAAGTAACTATAAGACCAATTACAAATAGGAATATAAATAAACTTCCTACGTAACTTCTAATCTCTCTCGCTACTCCGTTTTTAGGTAACTTCATTTTAACTTTTTACTAATTGATATTACTGTGTACCCTATTGCCAATACAAGCGATATTGTCTGAAGATAAGGATTAATCTCTGTTATTGATATAGCTAATGCTATTGCGTTGAATCCGTATATCTTCAATTGCTCCATTATTTTATTGCTAAATAGATGTATGTTGCACCACTTGAATTTACTTGGCCTAATCCCGCACCACTACCAATACAAGTAAATCCCGTTGAGGTAAAATTAACTTGTGAACCTGCTTCATCCGTTTCAGCAGCACTTGAATTGGGTTTAAGGTTAGTATTTCTTGGGTTGCTTGTATCCCTTGCGTTATCAAAAATCACCCAATTATCTGCTTGACTTGTAATTTTTATCATTAAAAATCTTGGTTCAAATCCCGTTGTTATTGAATTAGAAGTTGTTCCTGTCCCTGTATAACTCCCTATCTTCTGATAACCTGCTACAGATGTGAAGCAATATGCGATGTAGTTGCCTGAAGAACTGTTTACATTTGTATCTGAAGAAACAGTAAATTTATCGCTTACTGGCGAAGTATTATTCCAAAAATTATAAGTTTGTGCTTGCCCAGTTGAATTTAAATATAAATAATCAGTGTTTCCTAATGGTTCTGCATATACTGTCCAGTTTTTTGATGAACCGCCTACAACATTTAAATTTTTAATAATTATTAGTTGGGATGGTAAACTTAATCCTGTTCCTATAGTAGCTCCTGCTGTACTGTTTCCTGTCCACTTCACTATACTAAACCCTGCATCCTGATTAGCCTTTACAGTACTATCTATACTGCCTTGTTCGTTTAGTGCTGATGAACCTTCTCCTGCATTGAAACACCAAGCAACCATTTCGTTATTAGCACCACTTGCGCCTCCATTAAAATATCCATCATTTCCTAAAGAAAAACCATTACTATCAAAAGATATTATTCCGTTTGAAGAAGTTAGTTCTTCAGATGATGAATTAGATTCCAAATACTTTGTATTTCCTCTAACAGAATCTGTTAAAACATGCGGATAACTTGAACTGTCCCTATTCTTTATCCAAATAAAATCAGGTTGGAATTGTAATCCTGTATATCCAATATCAGTAGGAACTCCTCCGTATGTACCACCTACATCTGAAGCGTCACCGTCTAGCTGATAAGCAGCTATACATCCTGCTCCCGCTGGAAAGTTTAAAACACCTGCTGTATCTGTAGTTTCATTATTATATAAATCATTTACATTTTGCTGTGTTAGTGCTGTGTTAAAAAATCTTACTTGGTCTATTGAGCCGTTTAAGCTATAAGTTCCAATATTGCCTTGTAATTGACCCATCGTTAAGGGTTGTGGAGAACCTGCTATTTTTATAGCAACTGCTGAACCAGATGTACTACTTGGTGTTATTGCTGTACCATTTAAATATACAGTTGTTGTTGTTCCTGTGTGAGTTACTGATAAATGATACCAAGTTCCAATAGTTACTGTATTTATAAAATTTTGTATATATGTAGAAGATGAACCATAAATAACAACGCTTAAACCACTATTTAATAGTGAAACATAGAATCTTGCATTTCCAGTACCATCATACGAGCTTATTAATATTCGGTCAGTTGAATCATTTAAATTAGTTTTAAACCAAAGTGAAAAACTTAAACTTGAAACATTTAAGGCAGTACCTAAAGATGAACTTGTAATTCCACTACTACTCCCATTAAAAGCAGCGGCCTCATTAAACTTAGCGTCTATGGTTTGAGTACTTGGTCTAGTCCCATTGTAAGTGTTTACATTAAAATTTTTCGAAGGAGTGACAAATGATGCCTCATCATCTATTTGAAACCAATTGCTGCCATCGTAATATTCTACCTTGTTGTCATCGGTGTTGTATCTCCACTCTCCTGCACTAGGACTAGCAGGTCGTGATGCCGTATTACCACTAGGCAATCGCAATGATGTATTAGTTGACCCTAAGTCAAATAGTTCCGGTGTATTTATTTTTGTTATTGCCATTTATTAAATTTTATGCTATTGCTAAATATAAATAAGTATCACTGCTACTACCATTAAATTCTGAATTAGTAGTTTTTAATTGGAAACCTGTAGGAAGAAAATCTAAATTTGCATAAGCATTTGTTGATTCAATTGCTGTTTCATTTGCTTGTAATACAGAGTTTCTTGGATTACTTGTGCTTCTTAAATTGTCATACATATACCAAGACCCTGTGCCATTAATTTTTTTAATCATTAAAAATCTAGGTGAAAATCCTGTAGTAATAGTTGGGCCTGTTGTACTTCCATTACCTGTATAAGTTCCTATCTTCTGATAACCTGCAACATCGTGAAAACAATATGCTATAACATTATTAGAAGTACCATACATATCTCTATGGCATCCAAAAGTAGTATCACTCCAATTTGATAGATTCCATAAATCACTACTATGGTCTACTTTAGCTGCACTACTATTAACTAATATATAATCAGTTGTATCAAAACCATCAGCAAATACAGGCCAATCAGCAATTGTGTTTGTAACTTTTGATATAATTAATTTAACCTGTGTGTTTAAACCTGTGCCAAT